GAAAGGCAAAATAATCCAGAAAAATTTTATGTAATGGAAAGACCAAGAAAACATAGATATATATATTTTAATGGTGATAAAAAAGAAAAAAAAATTTTGCACAATCATTTAAAATATGAAATACAACCATATCCAAAAGGTCAAAATAAAAAATACGATAGTGGTGAACAAGTAAATACACAGAAAATTTTATTTTAAATTATCAGGAGTAGATTATGACTAAAGGTATGAGAAACAATCAAGCTAAACATATAGACTTTGGTTTCTTATCTGGAGTTATAGAAGATAATCCTAAAGCTATGCCTAGTGATTTAGATATGGTGTTTGAACGCAAGGGTAAGTTTCTAATTGCTGAATGGAAAAGAGATGGTGAAAAGATATCTATGGGTCAGAAGATATTATTAAAGGCTTTGGCTAAACATGATAATTTTAAGGTGCTTATTATAGAAGGCTATTCATATGATGGTACTACTGAAGTGAAAAGAATAGGAATCATTAAGCAAGATAAGTTAGAAAAAATAGCAGAAGGAATAGATGGGTTGAAGAAGGTAATTAAAAGATGGTATAAATACGCTAATAAATAGATTAAGATATATTTATTTGAACATTATAAAAGGATTATATGCCAAAGATTGAAAGCAACGAAAATAAAGAAATGGTTTCAAAGTTGTCTGGACTTGGGTTAACTCATATCCAGATTGCGTCTGTTCTTGGCATTAGCAGAACAACCTTATATAAACATTACAAAGAAGAACTAGATTCTGGAAAGGCTATGTGTATTGGTAGAGTTGCAGAAAATCTTTATAAGATGGCAACTGGAGATATATCTTCAAGGAATACACTCGGAGCGTGCATATTCTACCTAAAGACCCAAGCAAATTGGAGAGAGGTTAATACTATAGAGGTAACTGATGGAACAGAAAATCAAGCCAAATTTAGAGAATTGGCAAAAGCAATACAACGAACTAGACTCACAGACACAGAAAGCAAGTCTACTGTTAACTAAGTGGTATGCAATAGCCAGAGATAAGCAGTTAATAAAAGACGAAGATGATTACAATATTCAGCTTTTTCTTGCTGGAAGGGGATTTGGCAAGACATTAACACTAAGTTATGACGCAACTATCTATTGCTTACTTAATCCAAACTCTATTGTAGGTGTCGTAGCTCCAACTTATTCCGATTTAAAAAAGATAATCTTTCAGGGAGAATCAGGCTTTCTTAATATCATTGATAGAGAGTTATTAGCAAACTCTGGATATAACAAGACCGACAACCAGATTGAATTTTATAATGGGTCAAAGATTATTGGCTTCCCAGCCATTGAGCCAGACCGCTTGAGAGGAAACAACTTTCACAGAGCCTATTGTGATGAATTAGCAAGTTGGCGATATGCCACAGAAACTTTTGATAACTTGATGATGGCTTTGCGATTAGGCGAAAGTCCGAAATGTATTATTACGACAACACCAAGACCCATAGAGCTAATCAAGCAGTTGGTGGTTAGAGCAGATACCAAAGTAATTAAAGGCAATACTTTTGAAAATGCTGAGAACTTAGCTCCATCAACTATTAAGATGTTAAAGGAAAGATATGGAAATACTAGATTAGGACAACAGGAACTTTATGGCGATATATTAGAAGATATAGAAGGAGCATTATTTAATTCAGGTAACATTGAGCAGAACAGAATAGAAGTTACTCCAGAAATGCAACGTATTGTTATTGCAGTAGACCCAGCAGTAACAGCCAATTCTAATTCAGATGAAACAGGTATTGTTGTTGCTGGTAGAGGTGTTGATAATCATTATTATATTTTAGGCGATTATTCTGGCATATTTAGCCCTGATGTATGGATTAAACGTGCGATTGAGTTGTATTATAAGTTTGACGCAGATAGAATAGTTTGTGAGGTTAACAATGGTGGGGATTTAATTGAGAAACTTTTACGAGTGCAAGATGTGAATGTACCTTATTCATCAGTCAGAGCAACTAGAGGAAAGATATTAAGAGCCGAGCCAATATCAGCCTTGTATGAACAAGAGAGAGTTCATCATGTAGGTTTTTTTAAGGAGTTGGAAGAACAGATGTGTAGTTACACACCACAGACAATTAAATCGCCAGATAGATTAGATGCTTTAGTTTGGGCTTTAACTAGTTTACAATCATCAGGACAAGCAATTTTTAGAATCAGTTGAGGACATTATGGGATTATTTGATAGATTCAAAAAACAAACAGAGCAGATTCAAAGAAAAGAAGCACCAAAGGTATTAATAAATAAGATTAATGCTTATCAAAGCAAAACCAATAGAAAATATAAACAATTTGCTGAAGATGGATATCAACAGAATTCTATTGCTTATCGTTCTATTAATTTAATCGCTAACAACGTATCAGCAACATCATTTAAAGTTTTTTCTGGCGACCAAGAATTAGATAACCATGAATTAATATCATTATTAAAAAGACCGAATCCATTACAAAGTGGCGTTGAGTATTTTCATTCAATGGTAAGTTATTTATTAATATCAGGAAACTCTTATATGTTAAAAGATAAAGAGTTTGGTAGTCCAAAAGAATTATATTTACTTAGACCAGATAGAGTAGAAATTAAAGCAGAAAGCTCAATGATTCCATCAAAGTATTTGTATAAAATAGATGGAAAGATAGTCAATGAATATCCTGTGGATAACCTTACAGGAGCTTCACAATTAAAGCATGTTAAATTATGGAATCCGTTAGATGACTTTTATGGATTATCGCCTATTGTTGCTGGAGCTTATAACATTGACCAACACAACTTGGCTGGACTGCATAACGTAGGATTATTAAAGAATGGGTGTACGCCATCTGCTATGTTGAAGTTTCAACCAAAAGATGAAACTGGTATGTCGGCAACACTTACAGACGACCAGAGAGCCATGATATTAGAAGATTTAGAGTTTAGATTTAGAGGTAGTAATAACTCAGGAAGACCAATGTTGCTAGAAGGAGATTTCGAATACCAACAACTTGGACTAACTCCTAAAGACATGGATTTCTTAGAGTTGATGAATATGTCAGCCAGAGAAATTGCATTATGCTTTGGCGTACCAGCTCAATTAGTTGGTATTGCTGACCAGACTTATGCGAATGTCGCAGAAGCTAGATTATCCTTATATGAGGAAACCATAATCCCATTATTAGATAGAATTCAATCAGACTTAAACGAATGGCTAGTGCCGTTATATGATGGTGATTTAAGAATTGTTTACGATATAGATTCTATTCCAGCTATGGCAGAGAAGCGTAAGCAGATATTTGCTAATGTTACTCAAGGCGTTCAGCAAGGTATTTTAACTAGGAATGAAGCCAGAGAAAGACTAGGACTAGAGCCTATTGATGGTGGTGATAGTTTATTAGTGCCGTCAAATTTATTCCCATTGGGTGAAGTAGATGATACTGCTCCAGACGAAGATAATGATATGCCAGTAGATTCTGAAGGGAATGAAAAATATGATGATACATATGAAATGCTTTACGGTGAGAAAGAAGAAAAGCTAGACGAATATCCAGATGGGGAAGATGTTGACCCAAAGTTACCTGATGCCTATAGGTTAGGCAACGAAGAAAAGAATTGTAGTAACTGTATTCATTATGAAAATAAATATTGCGATTTCTTTGATGCAGAAGTAAGACCAGAATATCTATGTAATGCTTGGGCTGGTGAAGAAGAAAAAGCATTAGATGATTTAGATTTAACAGCCACAGAAGGCATGAAGGAAGAAGCTAGGAGAGGGCTTGACTGGCGAAAAAAGTTCAATAGGGGTGGCACTCAAGTGGGTGTCGCTCGAGCAAATCAAATCGTAAGTGGCGAAAGAATGTCGCCAGATACCGTTCTTAGAATGTATTCATTTTTCTCAAGGCATGAAGTAGATAAGCAAGGTCAAGGATTTAGACAAGGGCAAGATGGATATCCTAGTGCTGGAAGAATTGCTTGGGCTTTATGGGGTGGAGATGCTGGATTCAGTTGGTCAACTAAGAAAAGAAATCAGATTATGGCAGAAAGAGAAAAGTCATATGATGATATGGAACTTAAAGTTGCTGGATTATCTAAGACAGTAGAAAAGGCTCTACAAGGTAAGGTTGACGAACACAATGATAAGTATGGAGATAAGAAAGGTAAGAGGGTAACTGTTGGTATGCTTGGAAAAGTTTTTAAACGTGGTGTAGGAGCATATAGAACTAATCCATCAAGTGTTAGACCAAGTGTAAGGTCAGAAGACCAATGGGCTTATGCTAGAGTCAATGCTTTCTTGGTTGCTGTTAGAACAGGTAAATTTAGAGGTGGTAAGTTTGATTTAGACTTATTACCTAAAGACCACCCTTTATCATCAAAGGAGTAACTTATGTTTAAATTTGGCAAAGGCTCACTAGAAAAATTAAATACAGTTCACCCAGATTTAAAATTAGTGATGCAAGAAGTTATTAAATTAACTCCAATAGATTTTGGTATTACCGAAGGCATGAGAAGTTTAGAAAGAGCAGAACAGCTACAAAAAGAAGGTGCTAGTAAAGTAGGCACTAAATCAAAGCATTGTCAGGGAAAAGCTGTTGATATAGTTTGTTATGATAATGGTAAAGTAACATGGGATTTAGATTTTTATGAAGCAGTTGCTCAAGTGGTTGGAGAAGTATCAGAATTATTAGATATTTCTATCAGATGGGGTGGAAGCTGGCAAACAGGCAATTTTATTTTAAATAGAGATATGAAATTTATTGACGCAGTTCATTTTGAACTAGGAGAGTAATTTGCCAAATGGTATACAAGGAAAAGGCGGTGGAAACTTTTCTAAATCTGGATTCATACAAAAAGATGATGAAGGCAATATTTTATTATGTCCATATTGTAAATCAACCCATCTAATTAGAAATGGCACAGATGGAAAAATATCTGAAGGTAGACCGCAACGATATAAATGTAAATCTTGCAATAAAAAATCTTGTAATCCTATTGTTTCAACATCATTTGAATTAGGAAGTGTACATTCCGAAGCAGAATGGACTACAGAAGAATTAATCCAGCAAAGATTAGAAGTTTTCAAACGCAGAGAACGCAGAGAAAACAATGAAGAATTTCTAGATATAAAAATTAATGATGATAAACCAATAGGCTTGTTTTTAATGGGCGACCCACATGTAGATGATGATGGTTGTGATTGGCAGTCAGTTTTATCTCATATAGACACAGTAAATGCTACTGAGGGCTTATATTCGGTCAATATAGGCGATATTCAGAACAACTGGGCTAGACGTACCAAATTAGAAGGTTTATGGGCTAAACAATCCACTACAGACGAACAGGCTTGGCAATTAACTGAATGGTTATGTCATGCAACTAACTGGATATTAATTGTCGCTGGAAACCATGATATGTGGTCAGGAACTGGCGACCCATTAAAATGGATTATGCGACCATTAAAAACTACTTATGCTAATTATTCTCAAAGAGTTAGATTAATACTGCCGAATCATAAAGTTAGATGTAACTTTGCTCATAACTTTGCTGGAAACAGTATTTATAATACAGCCCATGCGGTTGTTAAACATGCAATCTTCCATGCTAGAGACCATTTATTATGTTGTGGTCATAAACATATATCTGGATATATGCCAGTTAAAGATGCAAATGATGGAATTGTTATGCATTGTCTACAGATAGGCTCATATAAAAAATATGATGATTATGCGAAACAATTAAATCTACCCAATAAAATGATGAGTCCATCAGCAGTAGCAGTTATTAATACTAAGCTAGATGAAAGACATGGTGATTTTATTAAGATATTTTGGGATGTACAAGAAGGAGCAAACTACCTAACTTGGTTAAGAAATGGAAAATAAATCACTATACATGATTGATTGGAAAGACCATACAGGAGATGGTGGTTGGTTTGATACTGATTCAGTAAAAAAAGAAAAACCTGTAACAGCAAGAACAGTAGGATATCTAGTAGAGGAAAATGATGAATATTATAAATTAGTTGATACAATAACTAATGATAATGGTGTTGGTGGATTATCAATAATATTAAAATCATGTGTGATGAATATATGGCTACTAGAAATGAAATAAAATTACATTTAGCGATAGTTGCAGAATTAGGTTGTATTATTTGTTATAAAATGGGATATCAAGATACTCCAGCAGAAATACATCATATCCAAGAAAAGTACATGATGGGGAAAAAGTCAGATTATTTAGAAACAATTCCTTTATGTCCATATCATCACAGGACATCAAATGAATCATATCATTATAGTCCGAAAGCATTTACCGAGAAATGGGGTACTCAAAAAGAATTACTCCAAGAAACTAAAGATATGTTATATGGCAGACAAAATTAGAATTAACAGACGTAAAGACTATAAAGAACAATTAAAGCTATATCTTAATTTGTCCAAAAGTTTAAATGCTAAAGTAAAAAAATTATTTAGAAAAACATCTAGAATAGCAGAAAGAGAATATATTGTAGTTGGTGATATGTATTATACTTTTCTAGAAGATTTTTCAGATGAATTATTTAAAATATTATCAAATCATTATAGGGCAGTTATTACAGCTACAAGTGAAAGATTAATAAAACAAAGAGAAACTAAGCAAGAAGATGAAATAGATATTATTGTTGCTAGTTATATTACGCAAGTAACTGCTACTAAAGTAACGCAAGTATCTGAAACCACTAAAAGACAAATAAGACAAGCAATTAAGATTGGTATTGCAGACGGTTTATCTATTCCACAGATAGCTGAGAAGATTAGACGTAATAAATCTTTTGCTCCATATCGAGCCACTATGATTGCTAGAACTGAAACTCATTCTGCTATGAGTTATGGCAATAATGAAATATCTAAAACATTAGGTTTAAATCAACCTGTCAAAGAATGGAATAGTGCATTGGATGATAGAACAAGACAATGGCACAGGGCTATGAATGGAACAGTAATATCAACCAATGAGATGTTTAAGGTTATGACACCCATAGCTGGTGGTGGCTTTACTGAAAATAGAATGAATTACACAGGCGATTATCAAAATGGCGGTGCTTTAAATGTCATTAATTGTCGCTGTTTTACCCTGTATTATGACTCCGAAGATGAAATAATTTAAATTAATTTTAAATAGCTATATAAATCAAACACTTATAACTACATTTATTTTATATATATACTTTACATATATATAATAATTATATATACTTCTTATATAAGTTAATAACTTATAAATAAAAACTTAAAACTAGGAGATAGAAAATGAAAAAAAACACAAAAGAAATACTAGAAAAACTTATTGAGTATGATGTAGAGATAGAAAAAGATTTAGACGAAACTATCGAAAGAGTAAAGGTGGTTGCAGATATTTATTTTCCAGAAGAAAAATTAACTGAAATTCAAATTAAGGCTTTGATGGAAGATGTATATATAAAGTAGAATTTTAACAGGGAGCAGAAATGCTCCCATTTATTTGGAGATAATTATGAAAGATAATGAATACATGACATTTTGGGAAATCATAGCTAGTATAATATTATTTGCTATGATGTTTGGAACATGCTGGTTATTTTTATTGATAACTTATTAAATATTTAATCTTGCTAAGAAGATTTGGGCTAGAAATAGCCCTTTTTTTTGTATATAATATTTTATAGATTCTTATCAGAATTTAATCCATATAGCATGGTTGAAAAGCTAACCTTTTAAATTATCTAAGAGGATACGCATATGATTAATTATTGCGATTTAGCTAGAATAAGAGTTATTCAGAAAAAAAGAAAACTGTTTTATAGTGGACTGGTTTTGTTTTAAACAAAAATAATCATTTATGTTGCTACTTTTGGGGAGCTTTGTTGCTCCCTTTTTTTTCCTTGTATGTAAGGTTAATTTGTTGCTAGAATAGAATAACTTTTACTTGACAGGGAATTTAAGTTATGTCTGAAGAAAATCTAGAGATTGTAAATGATATTCTAGACTTAGAATGTGATTACAAAGAATTAGATACTGATGATGATGGTACTTTTGAAGGCTATGCGTCAGTATTCAATAATAAAGATTTGGGTAATGACGTTATTAAGCAAGGTGCATTTTCTGAATCAATCAAAGGCAAGAAACCAAGACAAATAAAACTTTTATATCAACATAAGACAGATGAGCCGATTGGTGTTATAGATTCTTTAGTAGAAGATACTAGAGGACTAAAGATTAAAGGCAGACTTGCTATGGGTACACAAAAAGGTAAAGAAGTATTTGAGCTTATGAAGATGGGTGCTTTAGATTCTATGTCAATAGGATATAGATTATCCCCAGATGATTATAAATACAGCGACAAGTTAAAGAAAAGAACAATTACGAATTTGGACTTAATGGAAATATCAATGGTTACGTTTCCAATGAATCCAAAAGCTAAGATTACGAAAGTGAAGTTAGCTGAAATGAATGTAAGGGAAATAGAACATTACTTGCGTGATGTGGGCTTAATGTCTAGTTCTGTTGCAAAACAAAGTGCCAGTATATTATACAAGTCATTCAACCATGCGGTTGGTGAGCAACGTGATGTTGTGGATAGTATTAAGCATTTAATTGAAACAATTAAACATTAATCGGAGTTTATTATGAGTGAAGAAATTAAATCTGTAATAGACAACTTGGCTTCTACTTTTGAAGATTTTAAAGTAGAAAACACAAAACGTCTAAGAGAGATTGAAGAAAAAGGCTCTGCTGACCCAATTCTTGAAGAAAAAGTTCAAAAAATGACTGATGATTTAGCTAAAATGGCTGAAACAAAGCAAAAGATTGAACTTCAAGGAAAAGCGTTAGCTGATGCACAATCTAAACTTGATAACTTAGAAACAGTTATCGCAAGACCAAACACAGGTGCAGAATCTAAAGATGTAGATTTACAGATGAAAGCATTTGATAAGTGGTTAAGAAAAGGTGAAATTGATGAAATGGAAAAGAAAGCACTTTATGAGTCTGATGACACATTAGGTGGTTTTTATGCTCCAGCAGAATACGTTGCTGATTTAATCAAAGGCGTAACTGAAATTTCTCCAATTCGTTCTATTGCTAGAGTTAGAACTACATCTAACAGAGGTATTGAAGTTCCAAAAAGAACAGGTCAATTCTCTGCTGAGTGGGTTGCTGAAACAGGCACACGTTCTGAAACAACAGGTTATACAACAGGCTTATTACAAATTGATGCACACGAGCTATATGCTCTAGTTGATATTTCACAAGCTATGTTAGAAGATTCTGCTTTTGATTTAGAAAGCGAAATGTCTACAGAGTTCGGTGAGCAATTTGCTAAAGCTGAAGGTACAGCATTTGTTTCTGGTGATTCTATTGGTAAACCACAAGGATTCACAGATTCTACTGCTGGAGTTGGTACAACTAATTCTGGAAGTGGAACAGCTTTAACTGCAAATGGAATCATTGATTTAATGTATGATATTAAATCTGATTACATGAACAATGCTTCTTTTGTAATGAATAGAGATACTTTTGGAAAAGTTCTTCAATTAGAAGATTCAGAAGGACAAAAAATCTTTGTTAATTCTATGAGCTATGTATCTGGTGCTCCAGCTACAATTATGGGTAAACCTTTCATCTTAGCAGAAGATATGCCTTCTGTTAGTTCTGGAACTAAGCCTATTGCTTATGGAGATTTCTCAAGAGCTTACACAATTGTAGATAGAGTAAATCTTTCAGTAATGAGAGACCCTTATTCACAAGCTACAAGTGGAAATATACGTTATGTTGCCAGACGTAGAGTTGGCGGTGCTGTAGTTCTTGCGGAAGCAATTAGACTACAAAACATTTCTGCATAAGGGAGATTATTATGAGAGATATTTCAAATAGAACTAAAGCAGTTACTTGTCAAGATGCAAAAGCATTTACAGCAGATTCTAATGGAACAACAGTGGACAGACAGGGTTTTGATTCTGTTATGTTTGTTGTGAACTCTGGGATTGAAGGCGTTACTTTATCTGGAAGTGTAAAGTTTGACTTTATACTTGAAGAATCTACAGATGATTCTACATGGACAGCAGTAACAAGCTCAACTTCTGTAACTGAAGGAACAGTTGATTCTTCTGGAATCTTCTTAACTTTAGATGCAAATGGTGAGACACCACAAACAAGTCAAATTGGCTATATTGGTGGTAATCAGTATGTAAGAGTTAAAATTGATGCTACAGGCTCAATGGCAACAGGAACACCTATAAGCGTTCAAGCGATATTGGGTAATCCTATTGACTCAACAGATGCTTAAGTAATATAAAGTTTGTGGGGGCGGTTTTGATTGCTCATTGTCTGCCCTCACTCTTATATTGATTAGATAGTATTTAAATAATATTATGTAATGAATAAAGGAGATTATGATGAAAATTAAAATGTTAAGAGATGTTGAAGGCTCTAGTAATAAATCAGGAAATGCTTCTAGAATTTATAAAAATGATGAAATTATAGATTGTAAAGAAAAATGGCAAATAGATTTAGCCAATAACTTTATGTCTAATAACTCAGCGATAGAAGTTAAAGTTGATGAGCCAAAAGAAACTAAGAAAAAAGCAGTAAAGAAAAAAACTACTAAGAAAAAAGCCACTAAGTCTAAAGGTTAATCATTATGGCTAGAACTATTGGGAGTACATTTTCCACTCAGTTATCTAGCAGTCAAACTAGACCATTTTATGCAGTAGAGTTTTTGTATTCCATTCCACTAAGAATGTGGACTGGCTATGGTGAGTTTGAGATTCTAGGTAATGATTATCAAGGTTTAGGAAATCTTATAGATATCAGTCAAGTTAGTGAATCCGCAGATATTAAAGCAAATGGAATTAATATAAATGTTTCTGGATTAGATACTAGTATCTTGTCTGCTGGATTTAATGAAACTCAACAAGGCACAACTGTAAACGTATATTTTGGAGTTCTGACAACAACAAGTAATGCTTTAGCGATTGTTGATACACCTTATCAAATATTTAGCGGTACTGTTGATACTGTAACTATTGTAGAAGATGGTGAAACGTCTGCACTTAATTATAATGTGGAAAGTAAATTAATCTCGCTAGAAAAAGCATTAGATTTTAGATACACAGACCAAGACCAAAAATTCTTTTTTCCAAATGATAAAGGATTGGAGTTTGTAGATGATTTGCAAGATAAGTCTATAGATTGGGGTGGGGGAGAAAAATAATGGGTTTTTTTAGCTCAATTGTTAAAGCTGTTGCAGGTACTGCAAAAAGTATTGCTGGAAGTAAGATTGGTCAATTAGCATTAGGATATGTTACTGGTCCTGTTTCAAGCATGTTAGTTAATATGGCTGTATCTGCTGTACTTTCAAAAGTATTTGCAAAGAAACCAAAAGCTAATTATCAACAACAACTATCTGCTAGAACAGAGATGGTTAAGCAAGCAATCATTACTAGAGATACTGTTTATGGTACAACCAAAAAGTCTGGTGGTATTTTATTCATGGAAGGTACTAACAATAATAAGGATTTACATTTAGTTATTCAGTTAGCTTCACATGAAATTCAATCTATAGATAAAATATATTTTGGAGAAGATGAATTAACTTTAACAAGTGGCGGAACAGATTCTAATGGAGATACAAGGTTTATTGTTACAGCTCCAGCTCAATACGAAACCGAATCCAGATTTACTAGAAAAACAAATACATTAATTGTTAATAGTTATGTTGATGTGGAGTACAGGACAGCATTACCATTTGGTGGATATAATATTGTTTCTGGCAAAGGAATATTAAGAGGAACAACATCTATAGCATTAGTTTCTGATACAGCATTTACGATAACCACATCTGATACTTTAAATATTAATGGTGTAAGTTATGGTATATCTTCTGGTGGAAGTTCTTCTGTTTCTGGTGCAAGGCATAATTTAACCGTTACTATTTCAGAGGGATTAAGAACAGATGTTAGAGCAACAGCGATTAATTATACTGGTGCTTTTGGTAACAGAGAAAGAATAACCCCATATAGAAACAACGCTAATACTCCCAAACCTTATCTTTCTGGAACAACAACAGAAATAAGTAGTGCCATTATTGCTAGTCATGGATTCTTGTCTGCTGACACAGATGATTTAGTTGTAAGGATAAAAAAACATTTAGGAAGTGATGACCAAGTAGCAGATGCAGATTTAGTATCTGAAGTATCACAATGGACACAATCACATAGATTGCAAGGTATTGCTTATTTATATGTCAAATTAAAATATGATGTTGACGCCTTTCCTACAGGTATTCCAAATATATCTGCTGAAATAAAAGGTAAAAAAATATTAGATTTTAGAGATGGAACAACAGCATTTTCATCTAACCCAGCTTTATGTTTATACGATTATTTAACAGATACTAGATTTGGACTAGCAACACCAACTGCCAATATTGATACAACATCTTTTACTACTGTTGCAAATATATGTGATGAAGATATTAGTTTAGCTGGTGGTGGTACAGAAAACAGATATGAATCACATGGGATTGTTTATAGTAATGTTGACCCAATGACAGCGATAGATGAATTGCTAGGCTCTATGTTGGGTGTATTAAGCTATTCAAACGGTAAGTTTATCTTGGCTGGTGGAAAATATGTTGCTCCTACTATAACTCTTACTGAAGATGATTTTAGAGGTGGTATGTCTGTTCAAACCAAACAATCCAGAAGAAATTTATTCAATACAGTTAAAGGTGTTTTTACTAGCCCATCATCTGACTGGCAACCATCAGATTATCCAATGGTAACATCAGACACATTTGTTACAGAAGATAATGGAGAAACAATATTTGCTAATGCAGATTTGCCTTTTACTACATCACCCACAATGGCACAAAGAATTGCTAAAGTTATTCTATTTAAAAACAGACAGCAAATGGTTGTTCAAGCTCCCATGAAACTATCTGCTTTTAAATTACAAGTAGGTGATACAGTTAGTTTAACCAATGCAAGATTAGGGTTTAGTTCTAAGATATTCCAAGTTGCAGATTGGACTTTTGTAAGCACAGCAGATGATGTAGGCATTGATTTAGTATTGCAAGAAACATCTCCTAGTGTTTGGGATTGGGACGCAGAAGAATCTGAATTTATATCTGATAATACTACTTTGCCAACTTCTGCAACAGTAACAGCTCCATCATTAGAAGTAAGCGACATTATGAGGTCATACTCTGGTGTTGTATCAACTATTCTTTTAATCAAAGTATCTTCTAATCAGGGAACAACCAATGAATTTGAAGTAGAGTATAGAAACACATCTACTGATACTGAGTATACAAGCTTAGGTAAATCCAGAGGACAAAATTTTGAAGTTGTTAATGCTGAAGATGGAATGACATACGAAGTAAGGGCTAGAGCTGTTAATGCTTTTAATGTTTATTCTTCTTTTACAAGTGCATCACATGAAGTAGTGGGTAAAACAGCTCCACCAGCAGATGTTAGAGATTTCTCAGTGAATGTAGTTAATAATTTAGCAGTATGTTCATGGACACCAAATGATGAATTGGACTTATCTCATTATGTAATAAGACATACTCCAGTAACATCAAGCCCTGTTTATGCTGGTGCTACTATTGTTGCAGAGTATGTATCCAAAGCAACGAATCAAATATCTTTACCAGCTCAGACTGGAACGTACATGATAAAAGCGATTGACGTTCTAGGGATTCCATCTGAAACATCTAGCAAGAAAGCAATTATTAGAAATCAAATAGCAGATGATTTTAACGCAGTAGCATCAACCACAGAATCAACAGGATTTGCTGGTACAAAAACAGACGTTGAAGTAGTCAACAGAGATAGTGTTAATTATCTGCAAATTACACTTGGTGAATTATTTGACGACCACTCTGGGCTGTTTGATGACGCACTTGGCGACTTTGATGATGGTGGCGAAGTTCAAGAGAATTTAGATGGATTTTATTATTTTAATTCTAATCCGATTGATTTAGGTGCTATTTATAACTCATATGTAACAACCTCAATGACCAGCACTAGATTTAACGCAAACAGCCTGTTTGACAGCTTTGAGGGCTTATTTGACGCCCAAGAAGGTAATTTTGATGGTAACTATACCGAACAAGATGATGTGGACGCTAGAATCCAAATAGCGACCTCTAATGACAATATAACTTATACTGATTATCAGGATTATATATTGGGAAATTACAAAGGCAGATATATAAATTTAAGAGTGAAATTAACCACAACGAATCCATCATCAACACCAGCTATATCGGCATTGTCAGCGACAGTGGATATGCCAGACAGAGTTGTTGCAGAAAAAGACTTAACAGCTACTACTTCTGGATTAACAGTTAATTTTTCTCCAGCATTTAAAGATTTGCAAGGTTTAGGAATAGAAGTAGATGATTTAGACCAAAATAATCATTATGTTATTTCAAGTAAATCTGCAACAGGATTTACCATAAACTTTTATCAAGGTAGTGGAACAGGCAATCCATTAGAAAAAGATTTTAGTTATGTTGCTAAAGGATACGGATATCTTGAATCCAGTTAGTAATTAGAGTATTGTTAACATTATTTAGGAGTATAAAAAAATGAGTCAGAATGATTTTACCATAGCAAACCAGACCTTTCCCAATACAAGGGCTGATATTAATTCAGCATTACAAGCATTGGCAAGTACCAGTTCTGGAAGTTCTGAGCCATCAACTACTTTTGCAAATCAACTTTTTTATAATACTACAAGCAATTTATTACAAATAAGAAATGAAGATAATGACGCATTTATTACGATTGCAGAATTAGACCAAACCAATGACACCGTAGAATATTTTAAATCTGATTCAGTAAGAACAGCTTTAATAGAATTTACAGATGGAGATGACGCTTTAGCGATTGCAGATGGTGGTGCTTTAACTGTATCAACCTCATTAGATATGAACGGTACAGAATTAATTTTAGACGCAGACGCAGATACTTCTATTACTGCTGACACAGATGACAGAATAGATTTAAGAGTAGGTGGAGCTGATAGAGCATATATAACCAATAATACTATTGGCGGTATTATTAACAGACAAAATGCTAAACCACTTTTTATCAATGGTGATATGGCAGTAGCTCAAAGAGGAACTTCAAGTTCAGGACATAGTTCAGGTGGTGGGTATTTAACTGTGGACAGAATGAGTCATTCATTTGGTATAGGAACTTGGACTGTATCACAAGAAACAGACGCACCAACTGGAAGTGGTTTTGCAAATTCTTTAAAAATGGATTGTACAACAGCAGAAGCAAGTCCATCATCAGGTGCTGTTTTAATTGTAGTCCAAAAATTAGAGGGACAAGACTTACAGCTATTTAAAAAAGGTACAGCTAATGCAGAAAAAATGACTATATCTTTTTGGGTAAAGTCAGCTAAAACTGGAACATACATTATGGAATTAGATGATAATGATAATAACAGAACTATAAGTCAAGCATATACTATCTCAAGTGCTAATACTTGGGAGAAAAAAGTATTAACTTTTGATGGTGATACTACAGGAGCATTTGGCAATGATAATGGTGAGTCATTAAGAATAAATTGGTGGTTATCTGCTGGAAGTAATTTTACAAGTGGTACTTTAGCAACATCTTGGGTAACAACAGTTAATGCGAATAGAGTAGTTGGTAATGTAAACTTAGCAGATAGCACATCTAATGATTGGTACATAACAGGCGTACAATTAGAAGTAGGCGAGTATGACGCAACAACCCTACCACCATTTCAACACGAATCTTTTGGTGATAACTTGGCAAGGTGTAAAAGATATTATCAACAAAGTTATACTCATGGTACTTCGGCAGGTACAGTTACAAATGACGGTGCTTATATGCTTTATTTGGGTGCAACAGGAAATACATTTAGATACAACTTAAATTTTGAAACTGCAATGAGAGCCACTCCTACAAAAGTTTTTTATGTGCCTTCAACAGGTACATCAGGGAAAGCTGGTTATGAGGGTG